CGATAGCAAAAACCGTATCGAGCAAAGCATTGCGAATTTTATTCTTAGTCATTTTCATCAACTTTCCCGGTCATCCGACCGATAGCGCCCGCCGCCATCCGAACGGCAAGCAATGGTTATGCGCTGCAAACCCGGCAACGCAACGGGATCATGTATCATCGTTCATGCCGGGATCGCCCGGCCCATCAAGCACCGTATCAACACCATCGCCCGGCACTTCATCAAGCAACCGCTCTTCTTCTGTTTCAGCATCAAATTCAGGGGAAAGAATTCCCCTGCGGCGAAGTTCAAACCAATACGTTTCGCGACTGATATCTTTGTTGTTTCGCGCGGTTGTTATCGCTTCAACGTCTTTACCATCCGTCCAATTATCAAATTCAGTGAAAACGCTTACAGTAGGATCATAGGCATCAATCGAAATATCCAACCAAAGACAAGTAATGACAACTGCATTTTCCAATGCATCTTTCAATGCGAGTGCCCATTGTTTGACGGCGCTATTCGATTTGCTAGCAGCAACAGCACTAGTAATTACCGTCATGTTGCCGGATTGTGCTGTCAATGGTTGCCGCCCCAATTCACGCAATTGTTGAATGGTTTCCTTGATATCGTCGGCAAGAAATTTCAATGATTCGGCAGACGGTTCAAGATACTCCCATTTTCCAATTTTACCGCTACCATCGGGCGGCGCATAAAGGACGCGGTTAGGCCCAACTGCGATTTTTTTCGGAGTTTTCCCATCCGGTTCCATTATTGGCTTGATACCGTTTGCTGCAAGCATTGGGTAAGCGGTCAATGTCTTGGCAAATTTCAACCCGCTTTCCATTTGAAATAATTCAATTTGAAGATCGGCGGCATCCCGCAAAGCTGGCAACCAACAAAAACGCTTACCATTGCGCCGCCCGGTCGCAAACGGAACAAGTGGTATAACACCGATAGAAATATCACCGCTATCAACTTCAATAAATTGTGTTTTTCCATCCGGGCCAGTTTTGTTACTCTTTTCCCAAAGTCTCCAAACAACTACACCATTTTCAAGACGTTCAAACTCGCGAACATGATCAGGTTCACCCGGTTCATAAATTTTAACATAAATTAATGTTTCTTCACCATTGACAACTTGTGATTTAGCATCGAGAATGTTGCACCCTAGAACGTGTGACCAATTAGGGCGCATACCAGCCGCTTTTGCTTGCGCTTGATTGACAATATTTGAATCACGCTTTGGGTAATCAATGAAAATCCAATCAACAGCATTTGCAATACCATTGAAAAATGTTGCATTTGCGAAAACAGTTAGATTGTTTCCGCTACCATCAACATCTTCACTAAATTCATCCAATTCAGTTGGAACAATATTGTTATCATCATCAACAATTTCGCATTCTTCCTGAAATGGTTTAGATGACAAATCTTCAACGATATCACGAAAAACATTTGTCATTTTTGACAATTTCAGGCGGAATTCATATTCTCTTGTATCTTCATCGGTAAATCTCGGAAGATATTTATCGCCCGATGCTCGCATTCCATCGATACCGTCAATAATTGCATCGGTTTTGTTCCAATAATCCAGCATATGCGCCGAATCACTCCCGCGATTCAACAAAGGATCGCTGGATTGAATATTACCATTAGCCCGTGCCATCTTGACCGCGTTTACATCGGCGGGTGTTGCTTGATAACCGTCGTTGTCAAAAGCATTCGGTGCGGCACCAGCGAGTAAAGCTAGGCGATAAATCATTCTTCAAAATCCCATTCTGGTAAATCAACCGTTTGACCCTTCAAATCATGCGTGCAATCATCAAGGAACTGAATCTTACCATCGGTAACATATGAATGACAACGCGAACATGAAAACCATTGGTCATCTTCATCTTTCTTATCGCAATAACAACCCGGCCCTTGCCAATTTGGCATGTAATGACCGCTTGTAACAAGGATCGAAGGGGTAAACGTTGGCTTGGTAATGCTACAATTCCACTCCCAACCGCGTTCATCGCCGGGCCGTTTGATTGTCACAACATGCGATTCATCGCAGCCGGGGCACCAAAACGATAATGCCGGGCGACCGCCCCAATCGACACTTCGCAAGATAGGCGATAGCTGCCCCATTAGATCACCCTTAACCGACCGTAACCGGTGCCGCCGGTTCGTTTGCCGCCATAAAATTCGATCTTGCCAACTTGTGCAAGAGCATTCCACGTTGAACGCGTAACCGGTGCGGTTTCACCTTGCGCGAATGCAACGCCGTGGCGATCAAAGCAACCATCACCGCCGCGCTTGGAAAGCCAATCGAGCGCATCACGTTGCGCCTTGGTCAACCCCGCTGCCGTCATCCCGAATAACCTCCAACATACACCCCGCCGCCGCTATCCGGGGCGGGAAAGTAAGCCTGAATAACAGCATCGGCCATGTTTGGCGAGCGTGTTCCTGCCGGTTTTTTGTTTACCAACATTCGAAGATCACTAGAAGCGCCTCGCGTCGGTTGGGCAAGCTCTTTGAGCAAGGGAAATAGCAACGACATTCGGCTATCGAACGATATCAATTCATCGGCGCGATATTGATCGCCAAACTCGACAGCCCGCCAAGTTTTATAACAACGTGTGCGAAATGACCACCAAGCTTGCGCCTTGAAATTGTAAAAGAAATTTCGATTCATTGGTGATTGATCATCATTCGGAATTATTGTTTCGTAAGGATCAATCACCGCCGCCCCGGCATTCCAAGGAACAAAATCAAATTCACGGTGTGCTTGTGTTCCTTCACCAATCAACCCTACAATACCATCATCGCAAAGTGTGTTGTATTCGGCTTTCACCGATGCACCAACACCAATACAATCATATTGGACAGAAAGTCCTCGCAATGAGCGTTCACGCAATGAAGTGATGACATGGCGTGTTGAAACGGCTGGATCACGATCCCCCCATTCTTCAACATGGCGCAAAATTACCCATTGCCTCAATGCCAGCGCATTACGATCATTTCCATCCCCATCACTATCCCCGCCCGCAACGTCAAAACCGGCAACCCAATTATCAATTGGTGGAATTCGTAAAATAGGCACCTTCAAATGCGCATCTATACATGCTTGAAGCCATTTGTAATCAATGATAGTATTTTGAACAGCAGCAGAGTAATTTCTATCAACCTCTTGCGCAAAAATATGCAACATACCTTCGCGTTCATATTTAGCTTTACGCTGTTCATACCATGCTTGATCCTTTTCAGGGTGATGTGACCAATCAAACACAAAAACACGAACGTAACCCGGTTCAATTTTTATACCCCGCTGCCAATCGATTCCCGATTCCCGGCGACGATGAAACACATTACCAAGACCGTTGACCGATGAAACATCGATTTGAACTTCGGTATTATCTCCAAGTGCCGCTTCAATCTTTTCAGGCCGTTCGTAATGTGCCGATTCATCTTTGAAGTATCGAGCCTTTCGCCCGCCGCGCCCAATGTTATCCCCGCTTTCGCCTGTTACCGTCGCCCCGGTGGCAGGGTTTATCAATTTCATGAATGTTGCATGATCACGCCAACGAAAACCTTCCGGCAACCAAATATCAGGGAGCCGCTTGATCAATAAGCGCATCTTTTCAAATATCGAATCGGGATCGCCAAGCTTATCAACCAACTCTTGTTTGCGCGATCCCCAACCGCTCGCATCATCGGGTATAAACAACCATGCCCAAACTGAATAAGCACAACACAACCATGTTGCACCAATATCGCGACATTTCTCAACTAGACCGCTTGCGTTATCCCGTCGCAACTCTTCAAGGAAATCGATAAATTCATCTTGCCGCATGAAAAACACAAACGGCATCCATTTGTTACGTGCTTTGCGAGGATTATAAGTATCCATCCAATGTTGTATAAATTCACCCGGTCGCGTGCTATAGTAAGCCTTCGCACTGACAAGAGCGGCGGGATTAGATCGAAGTTGCTCTAACGTAGTAATGCGCCAAGCATAAACAGCCGCATAATCCGGGGGCCATTGACCATGCGATAAAGCGCGCGGCTTCCACGGCTTTACGGAAGTCGAATCAAACAACGAATCAATAAAAAGATCATCATTTGTTACTAACATGGTTGGGTTTGTCGCGATTTGGGGCGATTGAACCATGCAATCATAAGACATTCTTGAACAATCATTTGAAGCAAATAAGATTCTGATTCGTTACCAAACGGTTGACCTTTGTTTAATTCATCGCGCATTTCTTGAATAACATGTAATGCTTCATGCGCCAACAATGCAGCATACATCGCCTTGTTTTGTTTGGCACTAGGTGGCGACATTGCAATGATGCAACATAGCGAACGCTTGTTAATGAAAAAATGTGTTGTTGCAGCCGCATTACCATGCACCAGAAACGAAACATCTTTTCCGATTTTCAACCGTTTCATTTCACGTTCAAATGCAATCGATGACACCGTAAAACCAATATAAACAGGCCATTGACCGCAATGAATATAATGCACTTTGTCAAGCATTGATCATACTCGCATAAAGATCGGCGGCACCTTCGCTAGATATACCAACCGGTAACGCTGCCTTATTAGCAATTGGCGAAGCCATTTCAGCCCGATAAAACGGGTTATCAGGGTTACTTGCCCCCGTATAATCCATCAACATTTTAATTCCGGCTAGTTTATCATGCAAAGCAAATTTGAATTTCCGCTTTTTAGGTCGTGACAATCCGTCGCCAATTTCTTCAACTTCAATAGACTTGATTGCAGCCAATTGTTCCGGGGTTGCTTTACTTAAATCAAAATACGGTTGACCATCTTCACCAATTTCCATGTAATCGCCAACCGAAGCGAACGAAATTCCCATAAGTTCTTTGATTACACGGGCAACCGACAATTCAGACGCGGCGGCAAGATCGTTTATGCGTTCGGTAATAGCTGCCCGGACGATAGGGCTATCGAGCATCCCTCGCGACTGTTCAACAATATTATCAGGAATGGCGCGATAAAGTAAATTGGAAATACGTTCACCGCGCTTTTGTGTCTCGCGTTCGGCGTCTGCAACGAATGCGTCAACGTATGCCTTTTGCGCCGGGCGCAATTGGCGATAGGCACTTGCAAAGCCAATCTGTGACGTAATCGCATTCATAAGGTGCGAGACATAGCTTAGAACAGGCGAATCGGTCAACTTTTTGCAGCCCGGCCAAAAATAATGCTTGATCATAGCGATGATCATTGCTATGACCAATGCAACGGAACGCAATCGGAGTTATCGTTATGTCTCGCGAACCACTTTTTGAAACAATGATGGGTGAGGCGCGGCACCATTACACATTGCCAATCGAAAGGACCGACCATGCCTAAGCCGACCAAAGAGAGCGTTGAGCAGTTGGAGAAGCTGTTGAGGAACGCGTGGACTCCATATGGCAAGGATGAAAACGACGCCTTCGACCGCATCGGCCTTGAGCTTGACCGGCTCCAAGGCCGCGTTCCGCACGATTGAACCGCCTGCCAAGCCGATCAAGACGCCGATCAAAACCAAAGGCAAACACAACTATTCACCGAACGCAGCACGATCATTCACCGTGCTTGCTCGTATTCGTGAAATGGGCAAAACGCGGATTAAGATCGAATGCCCGTTTTGTTGTGCGACCTTTTGGGCTTTCATTTGGTCAATTTCCGGGCACGGTAAAAAATGCACCAATTGCGGCGCAATGCACGCCAGCTTTGGTGGTGCGTATCCGATTGAAGGGAATGAAGACCTATGACTAAGGGCACCGATCCCCGGCAAATCATGGGCAGATTGATGACGACGATAGATCGGCCCGAACATCGCCCATAATGGGAAGGCAACAATGATATGATTAATTTCGACGGTATCACCCGGACGGTGATCTTGACCAAGCGATATGCGATCAAGTTCCCTGCGATCCGCAATGGCTGGCGAATGTTCCTTTACGGGCTGCTATCCAACACCGATGAACAGCGGTTCACTTGCCTTGCCGATCAATTCAAGCTTTGTCCGACCATCTTTAGCTTGCCGGGCGGTTGGATGAACGTTCAACCACGTTGCCAGCCGTTGACCGATGATGAATGGTCAACCATCGCACATTTATGGGAACCGGGCGTATCGGATTGGTGCGGAATGTCTTGTGACTTCAAACGCGATAATTTTGGCACCTTGGACGGCGAGATAATTTTGCTCGATTATGGGCAATTGACATGAAAATAAATCATAATTTGTTCCAAAATCGGGCATCACAAATTATCGGAAAATAGTATTCACGTATATACTATTAAGTATTAACTGATTTGGACTAGTGCCCCTGCCACCATGTATTCAATATTATCTATATTATAACACCCCCATTATACAAATATAATTAATACATGCTGGCTGCTCCTATAGTATTTTGCGTTTAATACTGCATAGAATAGTTTAATAACCGATAATTACTATAAATTATGACAAACCGCCCAAATTATAAATTATCATAAAACCCGCCCCATAATTTACCACAACGGCCATGATATAATTTACCGCTTTCGCCCATCGCAAAAAATCTCTTGACAGCTTGGTCAAATTCCCTGATACGTCACATATCAAACATATCCAAAGAGTGTAATACACGATGACCACCATCGCCCAACCAAGCTCCGTAACAACACTGCAATTCCCTTCGATCCTTGGGGCGGGTAATTTATGGTGTGTCTATGATGTAATCATGCACACCAACCCCGATCCCGCCGCACCACCGGAAATCATTTACGTTGATTGCTGCAAATTATCACAACTGTTCACTTTGGCGAAAGCACAAGGTAACAGCGAATTTGCCAGAATGACCAAGGGTAATGTTCCCGGTGTGATCAGATTGTTGAAAATCACGGATGATCAAGCCGAAGGCAATCGGGAAGCATTTCGCCTCATTCGTCAGAGCAACCCACGTTGTAATTTGCACGGTTATAATATGACCGGGCAAAAGGGGCGACCACTCGTCTGCAACAATGGTCAAATTTACGGCAACCAATCCGAAGCCGCAAAAGCTTTGGGCATTTCACAAGGTGCTATAAGCCGTCATCTTCGCGGCGAATTGAAGCAAGTAAACGGTTTTCGTTTTGAATACGCCACAACAACCGATTTAGTCGGTCAATCACAAGGAATAAACCAATGAACAAAGCATTCACCATCGCAACAATGCTCGCACTGACAATATGCGCAGACCCCGTTGCTGCGCAAGAGATACCCAAAAGCGCGGAAAAATGGGAAGTTGCGTTTCAAACTGCGAATATGATCGATGCTGCGCAAACCTGCTATGTTGTCAGCACCGGTCGCGGGACGGAATCTAATCCACTTTTTTCTGCAATTATCGGTAAACGCCCATCATGCGGTGCGATCTTCGGCGCAAAAGCGGTCAATGGTTTATTGCATTGGTTGGTGTTCAAACACATAAACAACCGCAATCCCGATGATGCTCGACACTTCGCAAAGGTATCAACATTTGTTCAAGCTGGAATTGTTGGACTCAATATGCGTTACGTGTGGTGATGTATATGACTTGTTACAAACCTTCGATCTTATCGGGCTGGCTGTGATCGGTGTAATCATCATGGCGTCGCTGGTATGTGGAGCATTAAAAAAAATGATCATAGTTGCAAGATTTTTCCCGATAGGATCATATCGAAACCAATTGGAGTTATTATCATGACCGAACTAGTAACCGGCCACACCCTAGCACCATTGATGGTAGCGTTATTTTGGATTGCAGGGATTACTTTGATTATATACGGTATCACTGCAATCATATACATAATTGGATATCGGCTTATCGATTTCATCCGAAGTGTTGCCGATGAACGCGAACAAGATCGTTGGGATTGAATATGCATAGTGAATTAATCGAACGCTTACGCCTTGATGCTGAACGTTTGCGAAATCTGGCGAGAATTGAACAACCGTTTTTTCGTTGGATCGGTCCGCCACAAGGGTATCGTTTGAAAAGTGATGTTGCCGATGATATCGAAGCCACCATTAAGATATTGGAAGATAAAAATGTGTGAAGATGATGCTATTATCGCACATTGGAGGTTGCTGTTTACTCGTCTGAAAATCGTGAACAATTCGCATCTGAATTAACTTCAAGAGAATTATCAGCATATAAAATACCGAAAGGTTTACAACTATGATCAATAATCCCGTGCATATCATGCTTGACCTCGAAACATGGGGCACAAAACCCGGTTGCGATCTTCGCAGTATTGGTGCTTGTGTATTCAATCCAATGAACGGGTTGATTTGGGCAAAAGTTGCAAAACCATTGATCGGTAAAGCAACCAACGAGCCTTTTTATCAGGCGGTTGATAATCCGATTCGTTCGCGCGATGCATTGCTGCGGCGCAAATATAATCTGCATCGCGATCCCGCAACCGTCCAATGGTGGAAAGATCAAAGCACCGAAGAACAATCCGCGTTTACCGATCCGATAGATTTGAAAGATGGGTTGATTGCTTTTCATGATTGGTTTCATGAAATGATCCCGCTTGAAGTTCATTCAGCCCACGATGTAAGAATTTGGTCACACGGGCCACAATTTGACATATCGATTCTTGCCGCTGTCTATGATGTGTGCGGCCTATCGGTGCCTTGGCACTATCGAGCGCCCCGCGATACCCGAACGGTGTTTGATCTAGCCGGGATCGGCGATCATTCGGGATTTATGGGCATGTTCAACACCGGCATACAACATCATGCGCTTGACGATGCGATTTGCCAAGCTAAGGCGGTGTGTGCGGCATTCCGGGTAATCCGGGGCTTGCCTGTTACTTCCGGTGCCAGCGTGCCCGGTGAACAAGAGGAAACCACGATATGACCAAATTGAGCAAAGACGCTGTTGCATCGTTGATCGGTATTCAAAGCGAACCTTTCGGCATGGTGCCGGAAAAGACCGCCAATGAATTGATCAATGCCGGTTTTGCATCGTTGGCATCGGTTGAATTGAACGAAGCTGATACGCTGGCGAACAAAGGTAATTTGCCGCTCCAATGCACGTTGGAAGGGCTGTCTTACGGTAAGACCGATGATAAGACCGATGATGCGATTACAGTAACAGGTAATGACGAGAAATAATCTATATTCTCGCGTTTATCATTTGCCGATTCGATTAGCCAAAGCGCGCGATAAAGCGCGTGCTATACAACGGCGTATTGATTTTCTGGGAACAGCAGCACGGCATGAGGATCGGCAATCTCTTGCAAACGCATTGAATCGATTACGATCATTAGAAAATGAAGCTCGACAATATAAATTTTGGGATTTGCTGGAACCGGGTGATTAGCCCGATTCTTTTTTTGCATTTTATGCTTGACAACCATTACAATGACCATTAAACGGATCATATCGAAACCGATTGGAGTTATTGGAATGATTAATAGCACTAAAAATTTCAATGTTGGTGATACCGTTTATGCGGATTTTACCGCGTATGTTCGCACCGATATTCGCACCGGAATCGTTACACCGATGATTATGACAATTCCTATCAGTGGAAGACGTTCACCGATTATCGCGATTGGAAAGCTGCCGTTGCTTACAAGGAAGGCGAAGTTATTTGGTGCGAAGATTGGAACCGCAAGGGTGAAAAGATCACCAAGCGTGCGATCATTCTTGACGTTTTCATCGATAGCGATTTTCGTGATCGCACTGGGGATCGCCGTGAACGTTACAAAATCGCATTCGAAACAGCTAAGGGCGAATGGGCACAAGTGTTTAGCTATACATTCCCCGGATACGTGCAACGCGGATACCAATTAGCACTTGACAATTCCGAATCACTCGCCTAAGCCGACCCTGCCTTTCAGGCATCTTCTCCCGAACTTGTGGCCCGGTTGCTTTTGCTTCCGGGCCATTTTTTATTTGACCACACGGTTCATTTGATATAGCGTAATTGGATAATCGTAATTCGATCAACGTAAGGAACCATTGGACGCGGGGGCGGAACCCGCCACCTCCACCATTGCCAGCAAGCACCCCATTTTGCAAGTTGGGGCTAGAGTGTGCGACCGAAAGCACGGGAACAAGATCGGGTTTGCTGGCATTGATGGGGGTGAAATAGGATCGACGATGTAAATGAAATTGAGCGCGATTCGGAATTGTTCACCGTAACGAACTGTCAAAGTCAACTGACAATGACAATCAGCCGGTAACGGCACTTCGCATCGCGGCCTAAGGCACGTTGCACGGGGACGGGGCACCTTGGAACAGAACGCCCCAACTTTATTTTGGTTCATCGTTGGCACGATGAAACGCATTGGCCGAGCCTTGGCAAGCCCACTAGATAAGCGTCGGGAGCCTTTAACCCGCCGCCAATGCGTCACCAAGATATAACATCACTCCCATCCTTGCAAACGACCATATTGCGAAATATCACCCGGCCCGCCGAAGTGGAACAAATACGACTTAACGTCCTTGTCCTCTTGAAAATATGGCCGCAATGAACGACCACAAGCAATATAACCCATCGCTTCAACTACCGATGCAACTGTTGTTGGTTGAACAGTGCGACCAACCGCCCCGGTTGATTTGATACGATTGATTGCGGCAATACTGGAAATCCAACCGCCCCGAAAACCGGGCAAACCATCTTCAACAGCTTCGATAATTACACGCTCAATTGGCGAACGCGACAACCCGACCGCTTCGATAGTGCTGCTAGTTTTTGGTGCGCGCATTGCGATAGCACCACATTCGATAGGATAGTTCAATAACCAATCGGCAACAATCGCGGCACCATCCGCTTTTACCCAACTATATAATTTATTGAAATATGTATCATTCATGCCGCGCGATTCTAAATCTTCAACAGTTTGTAAAATACTGTAAAAGATCGCGAAACGACGCCCGTTTTTATTAACTGGAATTGCATCTTTCCAATTGGTAAAAAATCCCCAATTGCTGAAATTATCCTCTAAATCTTGATCAATTCCTTTTGATTGGACTTCGATTACCTCTTCGGAAATCATCGGCTTCAATACTTCGATCAAATCACGGCGATCATCAACTTTGATTTCATCGGCTAAAATAAACACCCGACCGCGCATCCATCCGTTAAACTGTGAACCGGAATTAGTAAGTTCCTTTGCGTTAGGGAAATAAACATATGGTCTGCCCATAACGTGCATGATTACTGTTTTTATAATGCCTTTTCCTATCCCTTCGACTGATTGTATGACCGGTGCCCAAGGTATCTTATAACCGGGAAAACGGGCATTGTGAGCAAGGTAATCAAACAAAATACGTTGATCGTCAGCATCCGGTAAAATTGCAGCAATGTGGTTTAAAAAAGGTGTTGGATCGCCTTGCACCCGTTTTGGTTCAATTGGTTTATAAACGTTGATCCCTTTGCGACCAAGTTCATCTATAACAATTTCGTGGTATTCTCGCGATGGCAGAAATCTAACATGATCAACTTTAGGCACAGTCCAAAGTGTTGAACGGGTTGCAGCAGCCCATGCTTCATTTGATGTTTTACCGGTAGAATCAATGATGAATTTTTTACCGCCGTATGTGGCATTAAATTGTGTCACACCAAGAAAGCGACCATCGGGCGCAAGCATTTCACCGCGATTGACAACAAATGTGCAACCGGCAAACCAAGTCTGTTGTTCGATATGTGTTAAAAATTCGCCGGAACAATCGAGCGATGGCGGCGTTGTGCCAGCCTGCCCACTCACCGGTGCCCCGTTAGGCGCTTCCTGCCCGGCTGGCGCGGTGTGTGAAGCTATGGCCGTAGCATCCCCGGTGCGATCCCGCCCGCCGAACGTGGCGACGGCTGCTAGGCCGGGCACGCGGCGCAACATTGAAGGCCAGCCAAGTTCGGTATTACGAATTGAATTCCATTGTTTAAGATTTTCGCCAAGATCATTTGCGCTATATTTTGCGCACCAAGCCGACCACAGTTCAAACAAATTTTCCGGGCTAGTAACCGACCAGCCAGCTTGTTTGATTGCGCTTGTTAAAGCAATCCATTCACCACGATCTAATTCGTTCGGATCAACCAATTCAAGCGCATATTTCAACCAATCAAGGGACGGCGCGGCAAGGGATGGATCGCCTAGATCATGACGAACGCCAATGCCACCATCGATAATATTGATCGAAGCTGTTGCTTGCTCTAGTGATTCAATCGGTTGCCGTTGCCCCCAATTAAACAAAGCTTGCATCGTCACAAGGTGCGGATTTGTTGGTTGTTTTAGATGATAAAATCCGGGGACGCGCATTACGCGGCTTGCGTCAATTGTGCGCTTATCACCATTGAACAATTGTCGCAATTTGCGTTGTGTTAGCTGAAATCGATCATTACCGGTATAGGATTGAACAGGCCAATAAATGTGGAACTTGCCGGGGCTACTATTGACGGCGAATGATGGGGCGGGTTGCCAATTAGCTGCGCGATGAAATTGTTGTTCAGCGTCACCTTGATCTAGGTCAACGAACTGTGAACGAATATAAGCAACGTTTGCTAATTCGCGACCTATACCATCCATCATGTTGACCGTCGCGAAAATACCATAACCGGCATTGTTCATTTCGATCAACCAAGACCAATGTTCGGCAAGTGTGCCCCGGCGAGCGTGCCCGGCAACTGTCTTATCTACATCGTGGATAGCTCGCCAGTCCATCACCGCCGAAGCGGGATCCCCGGCAAGCGCACCAACCCAATAGGAAGCTTGTTCGAATGATTGTGTCACCTAACAGGCTTCCCGGCAATAAAGGCTTCCACGTCTGCCAATCGCCAAGCGGGGGGTTTCATACCGGGAATAGGCTTCACCGGGCAGTTTCCGGCCCGTAACCACTTTCTTACGGTCTTAGGATCGCGATTGATTTTCTTTGCAAATTGCAGCCCGTTCAAAATCGGCCCCATAGTCCCGCCCTTCATTTCCCGGCTGCAATGCCCGCGCAAATTTATCCCGTCAATTCCCTTTTTTTTCTTGTCACAGATTTTTGTTTGTGCCATGCATTCACGCGACATGGCAAAAAAAGGCAAAGAGTGATGACCACTACCATTCGTTTGAACGACAATCATCGCGATCAAATTCTTGCGCGATTAATCAAACACAAGTTTCATGACGATCTTGCGCCTTTTCTTACAAAACGTGCCGATCTAGCCCTTTCCGTTTACAATGATGTTTATACGAAAAAACAACGCGAGGCAATGGAAGCTTTGCCCGATGGTTGGTTGCCGCATGATAATGACATTAGGGTTGTTTTCGGTGGCACTCACGTTCGTCTTTGCTTTAGCGGCAATATCAACCCTCATGATCGCAAAAATGGTGCATTGGCTTGCTTGCAC